TCGCCTTTGCCATTCTGTAGACACTCGTTAGCGTCTTTGAATGGAAGCTTGGCGATCTTGGCTTTACCCGGTTCAAACAACTCGGCACATTGCTGCGCTGCTGCCTGTCCCGGCTCGTCCATGTCGAACATGAAGACCACGTTCTCGAACGAGTTGAGGAAATCGAGAGACTTCTTGACAGCCTTGACTGCACCCTGTGCGCCATTAGGCACACTGACTACAGGCCACTTGTTCTGCTGGAGCTGCGACACAGTGAGAGCATCAATCTCCCCCTCCGTCACAACTATCATCTTGCCATTGCCAGCAGGCCACAGCCACTGACCATAGAGACCAGCCTTGGACATATCGCCAAGGATGGTGAAGCTCTTGTCAGGGAAGCGAACCTTGCAAGCTACGGGTTGACGGTGTTCATCAAGGTAGTAGGCGAGTTGAGCAGGCTTACCACTTACGCTACCGAAACGATAAGACCAATGTCGGCACGTGTCCTCTCGGATTTTACGTGCCGGAAGGTCTGTGATTTCACCTTGCAGCGTGAGTACACCTTCTTGCTTTCGACTTTTCGTTGTCTGAACAATTTGCAATTCAGTGCCCTCGCTAGTGGATTCCGCTTTTTCATAGTAGCCACACCCAAAACACCAGCCATGACCATCAGAGTAACGAGCGAGATTGTCTCGGCTACCGCATGAAGGGCACGGCTCTTTGAACAAGTACTCGCTCGCTGACTCCATTATCAAAACTCAGAGCAAGAGATGTCTTCGCCCTTACGATCAACGGCAGTAATGCCAGTGACGTAGGAGAAGGTCATGCCCTGAAGGAAGTAAGCGAACTCGGTGAGAAGGTTCGGAAGGTACTCCGTGTCTTCACCACGTACGAAACGCTGGATCGTAGCGGTGCGTTCACCCTTGTCGTTAAACTGCACACACTTGAACTCAACGTAGTTCTGATTGCCGTTTTCATAAACGTCGTCGTCAAAGTCCCAGCTCATTTGGGATTCTCCTGTAACCACTCTTGTGGAATTGTTTCATCAGCGTAAAGAAAGCCGTGCTTCTCACACCACATGGCGTAAGTAGTCTTGCTCTTTTTACTGATGCGTTCTTTAGACCGTGAGAACACGAACCGGATGTCAAGATCAGGACGCTGCTTTCGCACTAGCAGATGCTTCTGGCGATCAGCAGTTAGGAAACGTCCTTTGACCTCGATAATGATTCCGTTCTCTAGTACGAAGTCTGGTGTGTACTTAGCGATCTTTGCAGGCTTGAGATACTCAATGACCTGATCCTCGTATGTGTACGACACACCAGCCTTGTCCAAACTTTCTGCAATCTTCTGCTCCAGACCGGAGCGAAAGCCATTAGAAGTTCGGACGCCCGCTGTGGGCTTCCTCTTCATTGTCAAAGTCGTTGTTATCCGTTTCGTCGTCTTCTGCGACGTATGCGTCATCATCCTCAACAGCCTCGAAGCCTTCGACTTCGCGCTCGATGAGCTTGATTACCTGAACAGCCTTGAGGTTCAAACGTGCTGCCATCTTGCTGACATTGATCCAGCCAGAGCAGATCACAACGCTGCCTGAGGTCAGGTCAACGTCACGCTTGATCATCACACCCTTCGAGTCGAAGAATGCGATCTTGTTAGGCTTGCCCTGCGTGTCCTTACCGTAACGCTTCAGGGTGAACTCGATGTTGCCAGTAGGCTCGTCGGTGTCCTTGTCAACCTCAGGCTTCCACGGCAGATGCTTGGGCTTAACCCCGGCAGCAGCGATGGCATCCTTGATCGTCTTGATCAGAGGCTGGGCATCCTTCTCAGGCATAATGATGCGGGTCTCAAACTGACCATCAGGGTCAGGCATATTGCGACCAGCAGCTTCGTTCCAGCTATACGGCTGGTCGAGTCGAGGGTACTTCGCAGTCCCACGAGGGGTCTTGAAGTTTACCTTCTGAGTTTTCGTCATAGTTCATCCCACAGTTTCTGGATGTAGTTTTCGAGATCGTTACCCTTGAGGGTCTTCATCTTGTGGTCGAAGTCCTTCAAGGACACAGACCTGATCAGACCGTCCTTGATGGCATCCCTCACGATCCGTTTGATCTGAGGCATGATGTCGTGTTCGGTCTTGGGGTTCTGTTTTGGCATTCTGAAAGCTCCACCAAAGGCGTTTTGGTGCTGTAGTCTGAGATTGGGTACGCCACGGGAATGTTACCCGTAGCGTAACAGTTTAGGAAAAGAAGAACTCAGAGTCCTTCACGTCCTCTAGGACCAGTTGGCCTTTGGTAGGCAGGGATGGCAGATCGAGGTCAGGTGGCAGTTTGCTCCTGAAGTCCTCAAGTACGTCCCTCTGGTACATGTCCACAAAGGCTGGTTTGACGCAGCTATTGAGGAACTCGGTCATGCGGGTTGCGTGCACGCCGAAGCTATCGTGGACCATGCCGAAGCTTGTGATCCCCTTGTCCAGCCCCTTCATAATGGAGGCACGGAGCAAACAAGCGTCCATCGAGTGGACGAAGTTTGGGGCCACGGCCAGAGCCATGTCCTTAGACGAGAGGTGGTCAGTGTCTACATTGATCTGCATACTGCGTGTCTTCCCATCTAGGTAGGTCTGGATTTGCTTCTTTTTGTGGTCCACCCGGTAGTGGATGACCTCAAAGCCATCAGGTGTGAACCAGTGCATACACTTGGTGTGCGCTGGACCTGAGAGGTTCTTATTGGCCCACTTGGTGTACTCTTGTGCAGCTTGTGAGAGCCACCGCATAGCCTCCTTGCCCTTCACGACCACCTCATCAATGGCTTCCCAGATGAGCTTGGAGAGGAGGACCATGTGCTTCGTGTGGACCTCAGTGTCACTGCTGTCCCACGGGCAGGGATGCCCTTCCTTTATTTTTTCGAGGACAGCCTCACGGGTGTACTCCATGCAGGAGGAGAACGTCCCAGCGTAAGGGACGACCATGACCTGACGCTTGGTGATCTTTCTGTTGATCCCAAACTTGATCAGGTTCGCTGCTTCCACCGGGTACTGGTTGCTTTCACGCACCAGCTTCTCGATGGTCTTCTGTGCCACATCCCCATAGATGTCCTGCCGAGGCAGACCGGGAACAAGGTTCGTGCTACGACCGCCAATCTCATCACGCAGCATGGCTGAGTAATGTTGGAGACCTGAGCACGTAGCGTCCACAGGGACGACCATGTGCGACACAAAGCCAAACCCAGTGTCCTTGTAGTCTGCCCATTCAAAGCAGAACCTGAGAAACTGGAACGGCTCGCTCGCCTCTTGCCAGCGCAAGTCGTGGTAAGGGTCACGAGCTACATCTACTATCATCAACTCGTTTTGCTTCACCCACTCGATGCGTTCCGCCAGAGATACCTTGTCGTTACCGTAAGCATTAGCGCCTGCAATCGCCAGCCAGTTAGCGTGATCCTCACACGTGATCTGCTCCCCGTTAGCAAACTCAAGCAGGGCCTTCGTACTGTCCGGTCCCTGAGGGTTCAGGAAGACAGGCACAGGGTAGGCACGACCACGAGAGTCGAGGTTGTGTGGGAAGTAGATAGCGGGTTCACCCTTGAAGGCGTTGGCTATCGCAGAGGTTGCAAGGACCAACAGGCGTTTGCTCTTGATCTCACGGTTAGCCGAATGGATCAGGAAGCAAACCTTGTCATGCTCCTTGGTAACTGCTTCGTCCTCACCGTACCCAAGGGGCTTGGGAGGCAGTGGCTTGTCATCCATAGCTGGAAGACCAGCCATGTCACCACCTCGTACCTTCATGCACCAGTCGAGCACATCGAGGACACGGGTGTTCACACGCCAAGGTGTTTCCTGCAAAGCATTCACAGCCGGGATGATACGAGACCAATCCCTAGCCTCTAGCCTGTCCTTGTCCTTCCGATTCGTACCCTTGACGAGTGGATAGGGCTTCACCCTGTCCTTCGAGTAGTAGCCTCCTGAGAACAGGTTGCTTTCACCCCACGGACGTGGAGGGACGAGCATGGGCTTGTACAAGATGAACTCAAGGATGCGGGAGAGCAGGGTGTCCTGCACGTGCTGCATCAGGTGTGGACTAGGGTCAACATAGCCACCAGTGTCAGAGATGGAGACTAATCCCACCTGTTCGATGAACCAGATGAGGAGAGCTTCTCCCACCATAGCCTTCTGCTCCGTAGACCAGACAGACCACGAGAGCTGCTCAGCGTGGAAGTAGTTGAGGATCGTCCTCTTTCGCCAGTGCCTAGGGTAGGTCCTCTTGTCGAACTGAGCGAACAGCTTCTTCAGGAGGTTTTTCCTATTCTTGTTCTCAGCGAAGAACCTGATCCGCATCTCATCGTGGATGGTGTCACCCACCTTCACACAAAGCGTTACCTTCCTGAGCCTCTTCCTGTGGGTCAGAGGGATCAGGTTGTAGAGCGTCTTGCTGAACAGGTGAGCAATGACCTCAGGCTCAAGACCACTCTGGGCCATGAGCTTAATAGCCCTAGCATTGCTGCCAGACTTGTTAGGGTCAAAAGAGGCAAGCTTGTCCGACACAGTGTAGACAAACTTAGACGTGGCCTGACTGGTGTAAGTCCTGCCAATCTTGGACTCAGACCACGCCTGTCTTTTGACTGCTTTACTGTTGTCCCTCTGCTGCCTGAGCTTGGCTTCAAGGAACATCTCCTGTTCGACCTGTAACTGTTGGTCGTGCATGTCAGTCCTCACATGTAGATCAGGTGCTAACATATGTCAGCATCTGGTAGCTTGTGTTTACATATAGGAGTAGGAGGAGGTATATCAATAGTGTATACGTAGTGTTACACATGTGTTAACATATGTATACAGGTGTATACACTAGAGTAGGAGTATCTGTTTCCCCTGTTATAGTATGAGATTGGGTTAACCCATTGATTTTACTTGTAGTTCCACCAAGTCATCAGTAGACCACAATTCAGTCAGTAGGTCCTCCTCAGAGCTGAATTTTGTGTCTTCATTAAAAGACCTACTCCCCGATACTAGGGTGTTATCTTCAGTCTTCAGGAAGAACTGGATGAAAACACGTGGAGACATGTAACACAGAGAGAAACAGGAAAGTTGTCCTGTGGTCTTCAATCTGACGAGGTGTTGAACAAGTGTATGCACGACAGACGGCTCCCAAACTTACGGTTGTTCTTAGATCGTCGCTCTTCAGGGCGCACTTGTGCCGAATTGTGCCAACGGTAAGGTAAGGGTTTACCGTTTGGCCAGCATCTAACGACTTGTTTTGTATACAATAATTCCTTACTCAACAGTAAAGACCACTTGGACTTAAAATCCGTTTCCTCTCGAGGAGTGTGGGTTCGAGTCCCACCGCCCGCACCAAGTAAATCAAGGGGTTAGCATCCATCGACAGACGTTAACTGACCTGAGGTAAAGTTTGGCACAGTTGGCACAGTGTGACATGCCTACCGCTGGTTGAGAGCGTCGAGACCAGTTAACAGGTCATCAGTGTCGAAGTGGGTGTACCGCTTGACCATGATGAGGGACTTGTGTCCTAGCCATTTCATCAGGCGCAGCTCACTCATCTTGCCCTTGCCTAGACGGGTGGCGCACGTGTGCCGCAGGACGTGAGGCACGACCTGAGCATCGTCAGCTAGGCCAGCCAGTGCCTTGGCACGGGTCCAGTCCTTGATGAAGGTCGTGTAGACGATGTGCTTGAAGGGGCCTTGGTTGCTGACTGTGCGGTCCAGTGCGTCACGGGCAGGCTTGGCTAGAGGGATCGTTCGCTCCTCGCCGTTCTTGGTTTCCCAGAAGGTGACGGTGGTATCTGTAACGTCCTGCCACTCAAGGGCGAGGGCTTCGCCTACGCGACAGCCTGTGTAGAGGAGGAAGGTGGCGAAGAGGCGATGAT